CAAGCCTCTGCAACTTGCCAGTAAAAGATATGAATACGGCGCGAGCACAGTTTAGGGATATCTATAACGGCATTATAAGCCGTAGCAAAGAGAAGAAAACGAATATCGCGGTACTGAAAAGCTTGCCACGGCAAAGAGTACAGGACTTGATCAGCAGTACGAGCCGAAAGTTCAAGGTATTGGAAGGCGGTGGAGCTGATGAAAAACGTCCTCAGGTGGCTCAGTAGTAAGTGGAAAAGCAAATTGAGCGAGGTGCGAAATTATGGATAAAGAACTAGAAAAGTGGATTGACCGCGCCAACGCTTACAAACTAAAGCACGGCGAGGAAATGGTCGTATATCGGTGCAACGGTATATTGTTTGACTGGTCAGCAGAAGTATTTGACAGGTACCACGAAAATGATCCTGCATACGTTGTTTTATATCGCACGGATGGAAAGCTAGAACCGCAGGAAGATGTTTCGATGGCTACAATTACAGATTACGCCACGCAGGTTTACGAAAGAAGGGAATTGCCGTGAATAAAGTTTATGGATTGCAAAGAGTAAAAGAAGAAGGTCAACAGGCTATGATCCCAATAACGATACCCATGCGATTGCCCGGGCTGAATGAATACGTCAATGCATGCCGTGGGAATAAATACGAAGCAGCAAACTTCAAGCAGCAGGTTGAAAATGATTGTTTAATATTTATCAGAGCCGCTTTAAGGGGCCGAAAACTAAATAGTATAGGCATTGTATTCAAGTGGATTGAAAAGAACCGTCAGCGCGATAAGGACAATATCTGCTTTGCCAAAAAGTTTATATTGGATGCTATGCAAAAAGGGCAGGTGCTCAAAAATGATGGATGGAGTCAGATACATTATTTTCGTGATGAATTTGCGGTAGATAAGGATAGACCAAGAGTTGAGCTTTCGATTGAGGAGGTTGGATGAAATGAAATTTTATGAGTTTAGCAACGATATGCCTTATTACGCATTAATTTGGGCAGAAAATCAAAAACAGGCTTTTGAAAAATATGAAGAAGAAATTTGCGATACTCACGGAACTGGATACGACGAATTAGAAGAAGTGCCAACAATGGATATAGATGATGTTTTTAAAGCTATGGTAAACGGCGGCTTTGACGGTGACAAAGAAGCTATGGCAATCGGGCAGATTGGAGAGCTGTACAAAATCATAACAAGCAAATTGCCACGAGTTGTATTGATGGATGGGAGCTTATAAGTCGGTGGTATTCCAATGCAGTGGGGCAGGAACATGTGAGAAACAGATATATGAGATTGGCTCAAAGGAAAATAATGTGGCAACGAAAAAAGGACGGCAAAAAGCCGTCCATTTCGTGCGTTTATGATGGGGTGAGGCAAATGATGAAATTAAATCAAAAATATATAGAAAAAATCTTTTATAATTATGGTAAAATAAAACAGGCTGTATATGAAGCAAGAAATGATCCCGGAACGGTTAAAACTGGTGGCAATGGAAGTGGACATGCTTTTGTTAGTGATCCAACGTCTATTGCCGCACTGAAACATGCAATGGAGTTAAGAAAAGTTGCTATTGATATGGGGAAGAACCAAGATTCATTAGTGATTTCGAATCCAGAAAAATGGTTAAAGGTTGTGGGCTATACATATGACTATTTCAAAGGGAAAACGACGGCAAATGTTCTTCGGGCTCGGTTTTCTGGTGAGAGCTATGGTGAAACTTGTAATCGTTTGAATATCAGCCGTAATATCTATTACTGTTACTTACAGGAGGGAATGCATTATGCGCAATTGTGTGCAGTGGGGCTGCAGCTTATGGCACCGTTTTAAATAAGGGGAGGATGAAAACATATGAAGAAATGTTTGATAGTTATATTTGCAATAGTATTGTTTTTTGAATATTACTTAAAAAATTTTTTAAATTACCAAGATTTGGATTGTATAATAAAAGCAGTCACTGGTCTTGGTGCTATTGGTACAGCTTGGGGAGTTTATTGGAAATGGAATGATGAAAAAACTAGGCAACTCTATGAAAGAAGATTGCAAGAAGTGTATGCACCTTTTATGAAGTTGTTGATACGACAAGAAACATACAGAAAAGATGCTAAATTGCCCAGTATTGTTAAAGTACTAGAAGATAGAAACATGTCACCTTTTTTTAGGCAGACAACTAGCGTTACAGATAAAAAAACAGGAGATATAATTTCTATAGAAAAATTTTCTATAATAAATGAAGGCTTTTTTGCTATTTTAGATAAAAATAATTTAAGTAAAACAAGCTTGTTAGTAGTTCTAGAAAAATATAGACTTATTTGGGAATTAGCAGAAAAAGCTGAACAAGCTTTAGAAGAAAAATTTAACGGGTATGAAGACAAGCATGCAGATGATCCTAAGCTTAGATGTGCTATTAATAGTAGTGAGGAAGGAAAAGAGTTAATGCGGTTACGCGAGAAAAGACATTCACTGGAAAAAGAGATTTTTGATGAAATTGTTAACGGATATAATGAGTGCATAAAAATACTGAAAATGGATAAACAAAAAATTAATTTTGACGAAGAAAATTTTTGGGAAAATTATTAAATATTTATATGCTACACTAAGAGAAATTGAAGAGTAATACATAAGCCGCTGGCAAATGCTGGGGGCTTTTTCTTATGCCTAAATGCATTGGGCTATATAGGGCCACGGGCGTTCCTCCTGCGCCCTGCGGCATGAAATTTATATAGGAGAGTGATGATATGAATTTGCAAAAACATAAGATACGCGATCCGGCATTCATGCGATGGTTTAGAAAAGCACATAAATGCTGTGAGATATGCGGTAAAGAAGATTGCCTTGAAATAGCACATATTATCAGTAAGGGTGCAGGCGGTCCAGACATGGAGGAAAATGTGATTATGCTTGATGGACCGGCAGCTTTTCAGGCAGGATGTCATGGGGCAAATCATATGGGGAAGATCAGCAAGAAGGAATTATTTGAGGTAGCAGCGCGCCGGATAGGGATAACACCAGAAGAATGTGAAAGGCGAGTACGCAGAAGGATGGGATATAACGTATGAGTGCTAAATTTGAATTACCGCAAAATCCTAGCCCGATGGAGCTTAATCAATCATTGAGTATATGTAGCAATAATATAGCAAGGCTATCTGACTTATGTGCGCAGTATAAAGCAGACACAGCAATCAAGCAAACGGCTCTTAAAAGAGCAATGGCAAAAGCACTGGTCAAGTATTCGGGTGAGAAAAACAGCACGCTTACAAAGGCAATGGCTGAGGTTGATGCTGATGTAATAGCGGCACAGGATGAAGTTGATACAGCTAATGCACTATATTTAGTGTCGCAGGCTGAAATGGATGGATACGATGCTCAATTTATTGCGTTGAGGAAGATTGTTGAGATTAGGAAAATGGAGATTCATGGAGGGATTGGATAACATTTGTAAAATTGTCTACTATGGGCGTATAATTGGCTCAAGGAGATGATTTGTTTGGATTTAATAAAAAAACATTTTATAGGTATATGTATAAAGATTTTTCTTATTTTTTGTACATTTGTTTTAATGTTGATTCTTTTATATTGTATTGATAATGGTTGGGCATATTATTATTTTGATGTGCTGGCGAAATTGTCTCCTGCAGTGGCCGGATTTGCGGCGTATTATATGTGGAGTAAGAACAGAGAAAAAGAGATTAAAGACTTAGAATATAGGCATGATTATTATAAAAAAATTTTAGAAAAGCGAATGAAAGCTTATGAGGCTATAGAAAAAACAGATACACCCTTTTTGCGAAATTTGTCTATAAATAGTGCAAAATATCATTCTTGTTTTAGAAATAAAATAGAAACAAGTAAAGCTCGTTCTGCGTTAAGAGAAGCACTGGACCATGCTATATGGATTAATACACCTATACTTAATGAATTAAGAAATCTCAATAATTGTGTTAGGGAAGTAGCAAAATACAGTGATGATAATAAAAGAAGGTTAGTTGCAATAAAATATTATAGAGAAATAAGAGGACTCCATTTTAAAATAAGAAAATTATTAGCACGTGATATGTTGGACCTAGATAATATTGAAATGTTTTTAAGAAAAAAATATATAAGAGATGATAAAATCACAAATTTCAATAAATTAAAAGATAAAATAAATAGTTTTATAAGTAGCAAATAATATAAAAAAGCATCCTTTGGGGGTGCTTTTTTAATGCCTAAAGGCACTTTATAAAATGATAATAAAAAATATTGGTTATTATTTGTATTTTATAGTTATTGTCGATATTATATAATAGTAGATAAAAAAATAGGGGGTAATTTATTATGTTACAAGTAGCGTTGTCTATAATTTTATTTTGTATGTTTGCTCGCTTAGGGATAAAAAAAATTAATAAATATTGTTCACAAAAAATAATTACAGATAATAATAAAAAGGTTGCTACAATAGCGATTAAAATGCTTTTGGTTTATATGATAGGTTTAATGTTGAGTATACAAATCAATAATGAGTTTTATACCAGAGTATGTAACATTTTACCTAATATTATAACATTTTGCTTTGTATGTATTTTGCAAAATATGGTGGACAAAAAACATTTTATTAGTCAAATGTTAAAATATATATTAGCATTATCTGTTGCTACTGGTATTGCCTATTATATAGGGGGCAACATAATATATTTTCAAATTTTTAAAACTATGCTGATAAGCGGTATGCTTTGGAGTGTTTTGCAGTATTTTGTTAATTGATTAAAAAATCAAAACAAACATAAATAGGCGGTGGTGATTATGTGAGCAATATAAAAGAGGCCGAGAAAGATTATATCGCTGGCCTAAAATATAAAGAGATCGCAGAGAAATATGGTGTCTCTCTCAATACTGTAAAGAGCTGGAAAACTCGATACAGTTGGACTAAAAAAGTGTGCACACAAAAGCAAAAAGGTGTGCATACAAAAAGAGGTGCACCCAAAGGCAGTAAAAACGCTCTTGGCAATCGTGGTGGACATGCACCGCCCGGCAATCATAACGCTGTGACGCATGGATTGTTTGCAAAGATTATTCCCGAAGATGATATAGACCTGCTTACGGAATCCGGCAAGCTTCAGGGGCTTGAGTATGAGTTGCAGGTTGCGAGGTATAAGGTCAATCGGCTGATCCGTGAGCAAGAACAACAGCAAATGCATGGTACTATGGCAAGCAGTGATGGCCCTTTGAGTTACAGTCTTAAAGATGATTTTTATGAGCAGTCGATTCAACGCGGCCTTGATCTGGTACGCAAGATTGAAGCTCAGCTGCAGAAAGAGCGGATAGATAAAGAAAAGCTCGAGATTGAACGAGAAAAGCTGTCTATCCTGCAAGCAAAAGTTAAGGCTGACGATCCTTTGAGTGGCGGTAGTGATACTGAGATTGAGGTGATGCTTACTGATGGGGAAGATTAAACTTAAAATAGACAAACACATTTTCAATGAGTGCTATCTGCCGTATTTGGGGTGCGATAAGCGCACACAAATATATTATGGTGGTTCATCCTCCGGTAAGTCGTATTTCCTTGCTCAGCGTGTCGTGCTTGATATGATTGCGGGCGGGCATAATTACCTTGTGTTGCGTAAGGTTGCGCAGACAGTTCGAAAATCAGTATTCAATGAAATAACTAAGGCGATCTCGTTTTTCAACGTGGGTCGCTTTTTTCATGTCAATAAATCGGACTTTGTTATCACAGGACCAAACGGGTACCAGATTCTTTTCGCTGGGTTGGACGATGTAGAAAAAATCAAGTCCATTACTCCGGCAAAAGGTGTAATTACTGATATTTGGGTAGAAGAAGCGACAGAAGCCGAGTACAAGGACGTGAAACAGCTCAAGAAGCGTCTGCGCGGTCGGTCAAAGGTAAAAAAGCGCATTATCCTGTCGTTTAATCCAGTGTATAAAACACATTGGATTTACAACGAGTGTTTTCAAGGCCGATGGAATGATGCGGGGCATTCTTACGAGGATGATGATTTAAGTATTCTCAAGAGCACATACCGCGATAACAAGTTTCTTACCGAGGGCGATATCAAAGAACTGGAAAACGAGACTGATCCGTATTACAAGGCCGTGTATTCTGACGGTGATTGGGGAGTGTTGGGTAAAGTGATATTTAAGAACTGGAAAACGGAAGATTTAGCAGAGATTGCCAAGACGTTT